AGAACTCGTTACCGCTACATTCCCTGGCAAACACGAAGAGACGGCCCAGAGTTGCCTCTGGGCGCAGCCTGGCGATGACTGTGACCTCGTCGCCAGGACCGACACGCAACGTCTTACCAACGCTAACGCGCATTACTTGGGTCCGGAGAGCACCGCCACTGCGCGCACCGATGACACGTCGCCACTGACACCTCGCAACAGAACAAAGGCGTCAGGCTTGCACGGGATCGCCGCCGAGCACTTCTGCCCGGCAACGGTGCCGGCCGGAAGGATGATCTGCGTTTGCGGACCGGGAACGGTGCCCCAAGGCGCAACACAGGTCAGGACTTCCTCGACCGGATAGGGCGTGCCGGCGACACAGTTGTCGGCGTCGCTGGGCGGAGCGGCATCGACCTCGAAGATCGTGTCGGCGGTGAGGTCGGTCATAACCTCAAACGTCCAAGCGAACTTGATGTGCCTGCGAATATCGACCGTCGCAGCTGCGGCGCCATCCCAGGCCAGAATGCCGGTATTCTGGATGGCCGTGTTACCCCAGTTCATAGACATGGTGATTTTCTCCTGTGGATTTGAGGGTGATTACGGGCCAACCGTGATAATGCGCGCGGCCGGGCAGCAGGCGGTGAAGCCACCGTCTTCGGCGCCGAACACGTACTTCACGCACCAGGCGGTTGACTGACCCTCCCATTGCTCGATCCAGAGCGGACGCTTGTTGACGGCGTAGTAGGCCGCCGACCAGGCGCCAATCGCCACCAGGAACTCACCGGTGATGAACGGTGCGCCGGCGTTGCCCAGCGTCAGCCCATGGGTCGGATCCGGCAGACAGTTCGAGATGCGGATATTTTCCCGCACATCAGCCGGACTGTAGGTCATCAGACCATCACCGAAGATGAAGCGGCCGTTGCTGTCGGTGAGCGCCGCCAGATACGCGAACATGTTCTGGTGCATCACCGCCGTCACCGGACCGTACTCGATCGGCACCGAGGAGTAGAACAGCCGGAAGGCGCGATGGTCGAACGTCGTGTCGGTGGTCTTGATCTTGGTGAAGCACTCCGCGGTCAACCAGCCGAGCGGCTCATTGACACCGGAGCCAACCATCAGCGCCCGGTTGCGAGCGATGGTCTGCGCGCGCCGGACTGCAGTGTACATGAAGTTGAGCAGGTCGTAGTTGGCCTCGGCGAGCACCTTGCGCTGGAAGCAGAACACGCCGCGGTAATCCGAGATCTGACCAGACTTGAAGGTGATGTTTCCCTCCGGTCCGTATTCCGCGTCGCACTTGGCGTCGCAGTCGTATTTGCCGATCTCGCCGTAGTCGAGCACTTGCGGGTACATGAAGGTCGACTTCGAGACACTGACCGAATTGTAGAGGTCAGTCATGCCGGCACAATCGATGATGCAGTTGATATCGATGCCGAGCATTTCCGGCGCGAAGATCGCGGTGTCGAGCGAAGCGGCTTCGAACGCCTTGCGCTCGTACTCGTTCAAGCCGGCAATGACCTTGCGCTTGGGCTCGATACCGACGTAGCGCACCATTTTGCGCACCGCCGAGCGGTAGTGCTTGGCGTCGACCAAGTTGTCGAGATCTTCCTTGAACTCGTCAGGCGTGCCGCCTTTGAATAAGAAGGCGCGACGCTGACATTCGATCGCCGCCTGGCGATCGCTGTCCTCCAGCTCTTTGCCGCCTTTGACCAGCGGCATGTCAAGCTGCTTCTTGACGAAGTCGAGCGCGGCTTCCTGGCCCTGCAGCTTGGTGATCAGGTCGCCGTAGACCTTGGTATGATCCGCCACCGCCTTCTTCAACTCGTCGGTGTCGCCTTTGACGCCGTCGTAATGGGTGGTGAGCAGCTTGTACTGGTCGTCGACCTCTTTCTTGGACTTCTCGATTGCCGTGGTGAGGCCGGCGATTTCAGTCATCAGCGGCTGAAGAATTTCGGCCGCGGCATGTTGGTCCGTTGGCGCTTCCTTCTTGAGGAAGTCACCACGCTTAGGATGCATGGTCATGGTTGGAATCCCTTGAGGGTGCCGGCTAGAGCAGCGATCGCATCTCGGCAATCCTGGCGAGCGCCGGCTTCAACATGGAAGCATCCAGCAAGGGATGCGGCGAAGTCTTTGACTCACCACCAGCATGGGTGGGCTTGTCTTGGAGCAAGTGCGCGCAAGACTTCATCACAAGAAAAAGCTTGTGCGCCTCGTTCCTCCCGTGTGCGAGCCCTTTGGCGGCAAGCGCCTTTTCAAGCTCGCTCACGGTATCGGTGTCCTTGAAAACCAGCAGCGCCGGCGCCAGGTCGGCGAGCCAGGCCTTTAGCTCTAAATCGTCTTGCGCGTCGTGCTTGATGACGTGCGTGCGCGAGTCACGGTTGGCCGGGAAGTTGACCAGGCTGACCTCGCGCAACTCGCCGGACTTGATGATGAAGATCTCCTCGCCGTTCTCCTTGGCGAAGTCGTAGTCCTCAAGCCGGAAGCCGACCGAGAAGCCGGAGCCGCCACAGAACTTGGTTTCCTCGTAGAGATCGCGCACGCGCGAAGATTTAAGACAAAGCTCAGCCTCGATGCGCAGGTTGTTGCCGAGGGTTTCCAGCTTGCGGATGACGCCGACCGTCGGCCCGTCCTCTTTGTGGTGGTCGAGCAGCTTGATCCCGTCTTTGCCGACATCGAAACCCTTCTGCTTGATCGATGCATCGAACGCACCGGGCAGCACCCGGTGACCGTAGCAATCGACCGATGGCGACGACGCAATGCCAGCAATGAAACCGTCAGGCAGATCGTTGGTCTGCACCGCAAGCGTCATATTGTGATGAACGAAATCGCCCTTGGTCGGCATCACGACCTCCCTGTGAATGGCACCACGCTGGAATCTCCTGCGGCTGCCGCAGGCGCCGCCGGCTTGGCAGCGTCCAGCTCCTCGGTCGTCGGCTCGAAATCGAGCACTTTGCGTTTCTCGTCAGTGGTCAGGAAGGTGACCTTGCTCAGGGTTTCGCCCAGCTCGGCGCGGCCCTTCCAGAGTGCAGGGATCTCATCGAGATCGAACTCGATGATGGCGCCCTCCGGACAGATCGCTTGCGTCATTCCCGCGGCGATCGGCGCCAGATAGCAGGGCACGATGGTGTCCTGCCAGAACGCGAGGCGCGCCTCGACGTAGTTGCCGGCGTACTTGGCAGCATCGGCCGAGCCCAGGCTAAGGAGCGGCACCGGTACGCCAAACACGCCGGCAATCTGGCGAGTCATATCGTCGAGCGGGATCTTGGAATGGATATCTGCGAGCTGGTTATCGAGCTTGTCCACTTTGATGGTGGTGTTGAACAGAAACAGCAGATTGCCGCTGTTGTCCTCGCCCGGCGCCGACTCGGCCATGTGCTTTTCGAGCGCTTCTTGTTGCTTCTTGTTCAGCGTCTTCTCGGCTGAAATTACATACTTGACATTAGGATGACCGGAGGCGGTGTCGAGCGCGCGCTGCATCAGCGCGGCGATGATGGCGATGGGCTGGGCAATGCTCTCGATCGCCGCCGGGGTCTGGCTGTAATCGGTGCGACCGGACAGACTGGGAAAACTGATCTCGGCGGCATAGGGCGCAAGCCCCTTGGTACGTTCCTGCGAACCCTTGCGGGTCGGTAGCCGCTGTGCGTCCACTCCTGAGCCGTACACATAATAGTCAACTGTGCCGCGATTGTTGAGCACAGCGTTCATGTGCTTGGCGTCGAGCGGGTAGATGCCATTGGGCAAGCCGTCCGTCTTAACGCCAACCTTGAAATGCGCCCGGCCATACAACATCAGATTCATCGCGATCCAATATTGCATCTGCTTGGCGTTGAAATTGTCGTTGGGATAGCTCAGCGCATCGTTGACCGCCTTGATCTGGGTCGGCGATGCCTGGTTGGCTTCCTTCTCCGCTGGGTCCACCACGCACCGCCACGGCACCGACTGCACCGCCGACGCGACGTAATTGGTGATGCGGTAGAGCTGCGGTGATTTACGCTGCGCGATCTCGGCGGTCTGCGCGGCGCCAAACCGCAGCAATCGCACCGGTTGCCCGGCCATGACGAACATCGGCGATTCGGGTTCATCCGAGGCCGAACGTTCGGGCTTCTTCTTGGTGAATAGGAGATCGCGCAGCGCCATGGCCGCTTGTTCCGTTCAGAGATGAGAAAAGAAAATTAGACTGTGCGTCTGGTCTGAGCCCGACGCTGAGCTAGCGCGGCCGACTGAACGATGTGCTGCGGGGCCGTGCGCGGCACATGCTGGTCGCTCGCCGATGGCTTGGCCGAAAACGAAATCGGCCGTCCCATCGACTGACCACCGCCGCCGGTGCGCGAGACACTGCGTCCAGAAAACGATTTACCGCCACCACAGCCACAACCCAAGACGCTCTCCTATTTTACTTGCAGCTCGGAAGAGAAGGATACCGAGCACATACCTTTCGGCGAACCGTTGCCTTCTGCGACGGCGAACAATGCTTGCTGCATCTCGATAGCGCGTTAGCGGCATGGCTGCGATCATGGATCGGATATTTGCGTCCCGGCAACGCGAACGACTTGCTCGACAGGCTCTTGCGACCGCGTGATGTCAGCTTCGCCATCGCGATCCTCCCATTCCACTGGAATTCCTAAATAGCCCAGCTTCAGTTCGAGATTCTCTCGCGAGAGACGCTCAACTTCTGAGCGTAAGTGCGCGATGGTTTTATCCGCCGGAGATGTCATCCAGTTCCCCGGTGCCCTCGCACTGCAGACATAGCGCAAGCTCGACCACCGTGCGACCAGCCGCAGGATCGTGGCGGACGATATTGATCCGTTTCTTGCCGCGGCAGCACGGACAGGTCACGCGATCGCGTACTTGTTTTGGCGTCTGCCAGCCCTGCCACCACATTTTTATTGCACCCACGACCAGCCCTGCGGCCGTTCGACCACATCGGGCAGCAGGCAGAACCGCATGATCCGTTTAAGCTCTTCGCTCGGCGCCCCGAGCGAGGTTTCCAGCTCCCACTGGCGCTGGACTGGCTCCGGGAGGCTATTCCACTGTTCGATCGTCAGGTGGTGCATGGCCCGCTCCCTTATTTATTTGGCCACTTTAAACAAAAATAACAGTTGCCATCCCCTTTGAATTCGTCTATGGGTGTTCATACCGGCTGATTGAAGCAGCCCAAACCAGGAGAACTCAGATGAAACTACTTACTCCATTTCGCACGTCGGTGCCGACCACGCTGGTTCGGGACGCGATCGAGACGCCGAATGGCCCGCCTATCGTGGCCAAGGTGGCGCCTCGGCGTCAACCACCGCGGCTGCCGCGGGACTCGTGCATCACCTTTACCACCAATCCGACCGAGCTTTACGTTTCGATGACGATCCGCAAGCCGGAGCATCTGGAGGCGCTGATCGAAGCGCTGCAGATGTACGCGCCGCAGATCGAAATTGGCCGCCGGCGCGAAGTGGATGACTGAGATGAACCCTCAAATCATCAATTGGATCCGAGCCAACAGCTTTATAACTTGGCTCGCATTCTGGGTCGGCTGGTTCTTTCTGAGCCCGCAAACCATGCTGCCGGGTTCGGTCGCCGTCATCGTCGGCCTGGTTTGGTACAAGGAACGCGCGCTCACTCTCGTCAGTCTCTCGGCGTCCTGGCTGGGCTTTATCTTCTACCTGGCCATCGCCGGCGGTCTTTCGCACTTGCCGGATCAGGTCAATCTGTGGGTTTGCATCAGCTCGATCTTCGCTCTCATCATTCTCGGCATGCGCTTTCCACTGTTCGGATTCTTTCTGTTCGGTCTGTTCGGCGGTCTTCTCGGCATGCGTGGCGGCTACTATCCCTACTATTACCGGAGACGTCGATGGTAATCGAACTCGCCGGCAGCGATCACTCGCCTGGCTCCTTGGGGGCGAGCAGATCCGCCAGCGATAGGCCCAGCACAGCGTCAACTGTGCTGGGCTGCCTTTTTGCGCTGGCGCTCTCGACTGCGGCCGCGGCCGGCACTCGGGTGATCGACGGCGACACCGTCGAGGTCGACGGCGTCTCCCTCCGTATCGCCGGGATCGATACCCCGGAAACCTGGAAGCCGCGTTGTGCGCGCGAGCGCGAACTCGGTCTGGCAGCGAAAAAGCGGCTGATCGAGCTACTCGATAAGGGCGAGCTCACCGTCGTGATCGTGTCGCCGGCGGGCGGCGGCTTCGGCCGGGCGCTGGGCTACGTCTATGTCGGCGAGATCGACGTTGGCGAAACCCTCATGCGCGAGGGCCTCGCCCTGAAGTGGACCCGCGGACCCGTGAGCAAAGCCGCCCGCATGGCCATCTGGTGTCCGCCAGCGAGCGGGCCAGCAACGCGCTGATATTCCTGGCCAATGCCGATTGCGGGTGTAATTGACGCGGCCGGGCAAACGGTGGTCGCTTACCATATTTTTAACGTTAACACGCCGCCGCTATCGTCGTCGGCCATGGCGCTCTCGACCTGGGCTGACTCAGTGGCATAGCGCACGGCGTCCCAGCCGTGATTGTAGGCGTCCACAGGGGCGCTGAGGACCTTGCCGGTGAGCTTATCTGTCATCCATGAGTACAAGCGGGCCTCCTCGCGCATGGCCTCGCAGTTGGGATCGATGACGATCTCGTAGCCCTGCAGAAAGTTGATCCCCGACTTGACCGAGCCGGGGCCCTTCTTGGCGGCGTGGATATTGAAGCCTCTGCTCTGCAGAAACTCGATGGTGCCGGGCTGCGAGGCGTCCGCTTTCACCAGATCCGAGTCATCAGCGATCACGGTGCGCAACATCGCCGGCAGCATGTCCATGGCCACGCGGCCTTGAGCCTCGGCGGCGATGAAGACCTGCTTTTGCTTCTCCAGGTGATAAACCTTGACCACGAAAGAGGGATCGGCGCCAAAACCAAAATCCATGCCGTAGAGCGGAGGGATTTCGTAGGGCACGTTGACCCTTCCGATGCGAATGTTCGAAAACACCTTGGAATCGTACGATAAATCGTACTCCCCCAGCCAAACATGCTGATATCTGGCGTAATTCCCGCGTTTTAGCACCTCCATTTCGTGCGGCAAGGTGGTGTGCTTGAAGTACGGATTGTCCTCGTAATCGACGAAAGTGATCACTGACGAGGGCGGCGGCTTGCCGTGACGGAAATAGCGGTCGACCGGGTCGTCGGGGGACTCGGGGTTCCAGCTCCACAGGATTTCCGAGCCCGGCGCGCGCACGGTGGGAAGCAAAATCTCCATCGACTTGTGACTGATGGTGCGGGCCTCGTCCACCCAGACGACGTCGGCGCCCTCCAAGCTTCTGATGCTCTCAATATTTCGTTCGAGGCCGATGAACAGGAACTCAGAACCAGTCTTGCGATGAGTAATAGAACGATCGGTGATGGAGAATTTCTGGTCGAGCTCGAAGTCGCGGATACGTCTTTCGATCAAATCCTTGGAGGAGTCTCGGATGGAGTTCTGAAACTGCCGGGCGCAAATAATACGCCGGCGCTGGGTGTTGGCGAGGTAGACCAGATAGGATCCGATCGACCAGGTCTTGCCCGAGCCGCGGCCGCCATACATGGCCTTGTGGCGCACGTTCTTGGCGAACAGCGTGCGGGTGAAGTTCTCTCCCATCACTAGAGCGACCATCAGAGTATCAACCACATTACGATCATGCCGACGATGCCTCCGACGGTGCCGCCGACAACATAGCCGAACACCAGACCGCGCCAAAACAAACAACAGGGACAGTCGGTGAAAAGATACTGCGTGAAGCGGGAGGAGAAGTGTTCAGGAGTCTGACACCAGTCCGGGATAAAGACGTAGCTAACCCAGGCGAAAGCGTTGCTGAGCCAGTTATCCTCCCACTGCACCGGGGTATTGGGCTCGCTGCCGTCGACGGTGACGTTAGTGATATCAGGCGTGTTGCGTGGATCGTCTTCGGGGCGAAACCGCATCAGGCCTCCAGGTGGGCGCGGACCAGGTCGTAAGCTTCGATGGCACGGGCCAGGCCCTTCTCGAACCGCGGCAGGCCTTCTTCGAGGTCGCCGGCAACGGACAGCACGCCGAACAGATGCACCACCCGGGCGGCCAGCGCCTCGTCCAGCGCTTTGACGATCAGTCCGGCGATAGAAGGTGTCACTTGAGCACAACCACTCTGGCAGGCCGGCGGCGGCGCTTGAGGCGGCGGCCGGCGAAGGTCTTGGCTTTGCCGCGCAGGCAGACCACGTCGTCGCGGCAAAACTCGATGAACTCATCAGGGTCGAGACCGTGGGCGATCATTTCACGCACGACGCGGCTGCAGTTCTCGGGCAATGGCAGGCGCATTGATTTATTTCCTAGCGCGGGAAAAAATTTTTCAGAGAACCGGAAAAATTTTTCGGGGAAATCGAAACATTGAAAATGATAGAGGAATTTTTTCCCACAACCGGCGGAAAAAATCACAGCATTGAAAACCATAAAGAGGGGGTGCCCCCCAGGCCGCGGGATCGTTTTAGCTAACGGGTTTTAGCATGTCGTGCTGTCGTGGCGCTGCTAGTAGCGGAGGGACTATCCGCCACGCCCCATTGATATCATTAGGCTTTCGGGCGCTCGAGTCCTTCTGCCCATATCTAGCACCATACTGGGCAGGGGTGTGGCTGTGGTGTTGCGCCTGTCGTGCTGTGGTCGGAGCGTACACCGCGCGCTAGGCGCTCTCGTCGGGTGGCGGGTGGCGTGCCGCGTGGCGTGCCGCTTGCTCTTCTGCTTTGCGCTGGCGATACGCCGCGCGCTCGGTATTGAGACGAGTCACGTTGCCCGTGTCAATCTCTTGAACGGGCAAGGGTTGCTCTGACACTGGCACGGGGTCGGGCGCTTTGTTTGTTTGTTCGTTGCGCTGATCAGTTAATGCCGGAGTACCGGTAAAGGGTTCTATAGTGGTTAGGTCAGATGTGGGGGTCCCATCTATGGTGACGGTCCCCTCCTTGATATCTAATGCCGCGCCGCGGGGTATAGCATATATGTTTAAGGTATTGTTTATAGTGGTATCTCCTTCGACTTTGCCCGTTATATTGGTCGTTACCGTGCTTAGTCGCGGATGCAAATAAGGTAACACGGCTATAGCGACCTGATCGCGGCGCCCCGGCTCAGACAACGGGTCGCGTAATACGGCTAAAAGCCAATCGACCGGCATAAGCCCGTCGGGTTCACGAATGACGGGTTGGTGTTTGTAAGCAACACGACCCTTTTTCCGGCCTGAATTGGGTCGCGGTCCTCCTGCTGGCATATGCAAAGTTCCATTTCGCTTGGATTCTTGAGGTGAGTCGACCCATCTAAGAGTATTTCCGTACCGTTCTGGGCGCTCTTCTAGGTGTCCATCTACCTCTGACTT